TGCTGGGTATGAAAATAACAAAAATGATGCTCATTTACAAGCTCATCTTATTAATATCAATTTTACCACACCAGCTATGATATCTTTTCTAACACCTGGTGGTAAAGGACAAGTTGGTGCCTTTAGAAGTAGGGACGTACAAAGTAACTATCATTTGACTGGTGAAGCTATTAACAAGAATAACAGACGTACCGAAGAGAGTTTGGTTGATAAATATACCACATTATCTTATGGTATGTTAGGAAAAAAAGGTTTTGATTATGAAACTACAACCAGAAGTCCATCGGAATTATTAGCAAAATTTTCAAATCCACTTACACCAAGTATAAAACAGCTTAATGAACAAGAAGATTTTATTATAAGGCAGAGAGAAAAAGGTCGTGAAAGAGTACAAGACATTGGTAATCAAGGTGGTCAAGGTAAGAGGCCAAAGTTAGATGATAAATTCGGAGTATTTAATGACAATAATGTATTTGATACTACAGACAAAATTAATTTACATCCATATGGTGATACTCCTGAACCAGAACTTACTAAAGATTTAGTAGACTTTAGATTCAAAGACGTTATTAATAAAAAGTTTATATCCTTTAGAGCTATATTGGGAACAATTACAGATACAATGTCACCTGAGTGGAATGCAGAAAGATATTTAGGACGACCTGATAAAGTTCATACGTATATGGGAACTGATAGAAATATATCATTTGACTTCAAAGTTTATCCTAAGTCAAAACAGGAATTAATAACATTATGGGACAAGTTAAATTTTCTCGTTGGGTTAACATATCCTACGATTAGACGTGGTGGATTCACGAATGGTTTCAGACAGATTGCACCATACATAGAAATGACAATGGGTAATATGTTTAGAAATACACCTGGATATTTAAGTTCTTTAACTTTAACGGCTGACGAAACATCTACTTGGGAAACTGATGATGGTTTTCAGTTACCAAAATTTATACAGGCATCAGCAGAGTTTGTTTACATTGGTAATTATGTACCATCAACAACCTCAAAACATTATGAGTTAAATTGGTTACAAGATAGTGGATTTTCTATAGGTGCTGATGGTACACAAACGTTTGGTGTATTTGGAACCTACGATCCTGTTGTACATGATAGACCACCAAGACATGGTTTGGATGTTGTTTGGAAAAACCAAGTTGGTATTACTACACCAGATGCACCGACAAAGAATGTGGTAACTACAGAACCTACAGACACAACAGCTACAACCACAGAGGGTTAAAATGGAAAGATATAAATTTACAAAAATCGAATCGGATAAAAAGACTAAATCACTTTACTATAAGTCTACTTATTATCCAAACATACCCATTAGTGATAGTGATATATTTATTGTTACTAAATATGGGGATAGATTAGATGCATTGGCTGCTAAATTTTATCAAGATTCTTCTTTGTGGTGGATTATTGCTAGGGCTAATGAAATAAGGACAGGAAAACCAACAATAGCTCCTGATACTAAACTAAGGATACCAGGTAACCTAACACAAATTATACAAGATTTAGAAAAAGTTAATAGGTAGTTATAATGCCATTTCAGTTTGAACCAATACCAAAGGAAATACAGGAAAGGTTGATTCAAAAGCAAGATGCTTTGATGAGACAAAAACCATATGACCAAGCCACTAATCCACAGGCAAATGACCCAACTTCTGGTGATGCTGTTACGGAGATGTTATCACGTTCTACTTTCTTAAGAATGTCAGCAATATTTAATGATGGTAGTGAAACTCAATTTAGAACATTAAGTTCTACTGATATATCTGGTGATACAACAACGATACCAGCTGGAATTAACTCAGAATTAAATTCACCAAAAGACCCTAAAAAATTATATAATTTTGATAGTGAATTGAGACTTGTACCAGGTCCTGGTATAACGAGTTGTACTGCACAATATAAAACTTTTTTCATGAGGGAAGCATCTGTAGAGTGGAAATGTTGGTCGATAGACCAGATAGATGAGTTGACTAAGTTCTTTTTAACACCTGGCCGTATATGTCTTGTAGAATGGGGATGGTCTCGTTCTGTTAGTCAATTTGATTTAGATACAATAAATGCAAATAATTTAAATGATGCATTTTCTTCATTAAGGGATAGGATTGTTAAGAACAAGGGTGACTATGACGCGGTAATTGGTAAAATAAAAAATTTCAATTGGGACTTACAAAATGATGGTTCTTTTAATTGTACAACGGACGTGATAGCAATGGGTTCTGATATTCTAAATGAGAAAGTTCCTGATGCACCAGAATTTCCGATACAAATTAAGATTCCTAATGATGATGAGAAGGCTAAACAATTTAGTGAAAAAAGTAATATTAGAGATATACTAAAAAAGTCAAATTATAATTTTAACGTTTTTATTAAAAACCTCGATGAACAATTAAAGTATATGTTTGTATCTGGAAAAGAGAAGTTTAAAAACTTTTATTGGCATCCTGCTGATGGTAGAGCAATATTAGGTAATCCTCAAGGTAGTAGTGGTAATAAAAATTGGACAGAGGTCGGCCCGTATGTCACGTGGGGTTGGATGGAAGATAATATCATAAATAAGTTTTTTAGTAAGATAGGAAAAGATGGGGAACTATTATCACAAATAAGAAGTGTAGAACGTTCTGTTATTTCTGATATAGAGAGTCAGTTAGTATCCACTCAGTTTTTATCAAGTAAATATCTACTTACATTTTCTGCAGATTCTGTTATATTACCTGGTAGATTTCAGGCACCAACTGTTAATGATTTATTGACAAGAGGTGAGATAGAGTCTGCCGAGGAGTTTGAACAAAATAGAGATGCTGTTAGAAAGTTGAATGGATGGATTGAATTGGAAAAACAAATAAACGATAGGTTTGAAAACATACAAGGTGGTGGTAACCAACCATTGTTACCAGATAATCGTGGATACATTAGAAACATATGTTTACATTATTCAATAATACAAGAGGCTTTTACAGAAATAAATGACTTGATAAATGGATTCAAAAATTTATTTGGTATAATACAACGTGAATTAATACCAATCATGGATTTAGATGTTAGACTCGAAGAAGATAATCAAGGTAGAATAGTTTGTTATGATAAGAATGCACAGAGAAAAAAGATTGATGATTTTGAAGATAAAAAAAGTGACCAAACAGGATATGAATCTGATGGTGTGTTTGTATTTCCAACCTTTGCACCTAATAGTATAGTTAAAAATCAAAGTTTAAAAACAAATATTACACCACAGACTGTTTCAGCTATGACACTTGGTGCACAATCAGACCCAAATGAGTACGCGGGTGGTATACCTCAGATAACGGAACAAACTGATGCATATGCACTAGCTCAGTTATTTAACTCAAAATTTGTACCTGTAGGTGAAGAAAAAGAAAAACAAGAATTACAAGATGCACTATTATTTGGGATTTCTACACCCGATAGTACTGGTACGTTTGGTAACAAAACTGCTTCTTCAAATCAAGAAGATATTGGGAACGGAAAAGGGTTTCCAATTGACGTAGAAAAAGTCGTAAAACAGACTAACGAAGATTTAGAGTCATCAATAGAACGTAGGTCTATAAAGAACAAAAAGACCCTACAATTGAAATCAGATGAATATATAAAAATTGTTGAGATTAATGCAACAGAAAAAGATGCTGGTATCATGTGGGATTTAAATGGTGATTTAATTAGTGAATATGCAAAATCGGTTGAATACTTTTTAATAAATCATCCACAAGGTGTTTTTAAACAAGATAGAGACCCAATTGTACCTTTAAGTATTTCGTTAGAGATAGATGGTACAGGTGGACTATATCCTGGTGTCTTATTCACTACAAATTATCTACCAAGAGTTTATGCTGAAAATTGTTTCTTTATAGCAAGTTCAGTAAGTACTGCGGTTGATTCATCAACTTGGACTACATCCATAGAAGGAATGATGTCGATAAATCAAAGAAAACGACAAGAACAGAGGATAATAAATTTAGATTCAGTTTCTACAACAGGAAGAGAAGCACAAAAGGTTTGGTCTACATTATCAACATCTGAAGCTCTAATAGAGGTATCGGAGGCTCAATAATGACTGAAAAAGAAGCATTAAAAGAGGCAAAAAAATTAGGATTAAATTCCATACATAAGATGGGTAATGGGGAATTTATGCCAGGTAGTACACATCAACAATATGAGTCTTGGATAAATGACCCATTAAAAAGTGTTTATTCTAAATTAAGAACTTTAGAACCAACAGAATTTATACAAGGAAGTAATCAAATTGAACCTACGGAAAAGGACTATGAAAGTGGATTCTTTTATAGATATTTTGCACAAGTGATTAATAATCCTGATGCTCCTATTTTAGAAATAACTGATAAGAGATTTGATGAGTATGATACTTATTACAAAATGACTAAAGTTAGGTGGAGACTAAGTGGAACACCAACTGAAGTAGAGACAAGTAACAAATCAGCTGTAGTTTTTTCATCTGAAAAATTTCCAACACTATTGAGAAAGAAATGGAATTATACGGAGTTTTACAAAAACTAACTAATACTTATAATAAATTAAAGGTTATAAAATGAAACAAAATGTTTTAGATAAAGGTTTTGTCGAGGTCATCGACAGCCTTGGTTCAGACTTAACAGTCGTCAATTCTGCTCGTGTATCATTCGGAAAGAGAAAAGAAAAGTTTACTGATGGGGATAGAAAATTAGTACGTTATCTTGCTAAGTATAAACATTTCTCACCATTTAGACATATCCAAGTTCAGTTTCATATTAAGGCACCTGAGTTTGTGATGAGACAATGGTACAAACACGTTGTTGGGATAGAGACAACATCCAACTCATCTACCAAAGACCATGCTTGGAATGAAATTAGTGGACGTTACGTACCTGTAGAAGACTTTTATACACCAGAAATATTTAGACAACAATCAGAAGATAATAAACAAGCCACAGAGGGTGCAGTCGAAGACCAAGAAACTGCAAAACATCATTGGGACGTGGCTATGTTTCACGCTAAAGAACAATATGACAAGTTATTAAAAATGGGTGTCGGTAAAGAACAGGCCAGAGGTATATTACCTTTGAATCAATATACAGAAGTTTATTGGACTGCTTCTTTTCAGGCTATCATGAATTTTATTGAACTTAGATATGAAAAAACATCACAATGGGAAATACAAGAATATGCCAAAGTGTTGTTAGATATCGTAACCGAGTTGTTTCCTGAAACAACAAAAGCATGGATGCCGAACATAGGAGTGACAGATGGCTAAGAGGGTTTATAAAACGCCAGTTGGTGCAATACCAAAGATTGTAAATAACATAGAATTTAAAACACTCAATCAGAAGATATTTTATGACATAATAGGTGAGGAACATACACAACTTGTTTTGTGTCATGGAATAGCTGGAACAGGTAAGACTTATGTATCAATTTATAAAGCCTTACAAGATGTTTTAAGAAGAGGTTTACCATATGATAAACTAATAATCATCAATCCAACCGTAGATGTTGGTAACGAGGACAAGTTAGGATATTTACCAGGTGAGTTAGAAAAGAAAATACAACAATACAACGAGTCAACTTTTACTATCTTAGATAAGATTGTTGGTAAAGATAAGGCTTCCAAAATGATTCATGATGGTAAGGTTGAAATTAGTGTATTAAACTTTTTACGTGGTGTTAATCTTGATAATTGTTATGTCATTCTTGATGAGGCTCAGAACGTGTCACCGATGCAAATTAAGACTTTGATGACAAGAATATCGGATAATTGTAAAATGATTATACAAGGTGACTTAAGTCAATGTGATAAATACAAAACTAATGGTGTGACGAACTACGAAAAGAGTGGATTCTATGATGTATGGTTTAGGCTAAAAGGTATAGAGGGAGTTAATCATATGGAATTTAGTAGAGATGATTGTATCAGACATCCATTAGTGAAAAGAATATTAAAAACTTATGAGGATGAACACGAAATAAAACTCTAATTATTTAAAATGGTTATAATTGATAATAAAGAAGACTTACAAAAACTAAGAAGTAAGTTACATTCAGACAACGTTAATTGTGTGCCTATTTTATCGGACACCAATTTTCATCCAAAGAAAAATAGGATTAGTTTACTATACTTCGAGATAGATTCAGAAGAGTTTATATTGCCTATAAATCATTGTGAGTCTGTTAGGGTAAAACCATTTGATTTTAAGTTTGATTTTAAATTTAATGTTTTAGACAAAAAATCTTTTCTACATCTTATCTCAGAAAAATTAGATGTAACTGATATAAACCTAAAATATTATTTGTCCACGAATCAACAATTGAATGTTGACGAGTTCGAAACTAATGCTCATCATTTTTACAATAGAAAATATTATAAATCCATGTGGATTAATGACGTGATTCCAATCATGAAACACTTGGAATATTGTAGAAAAATTATATCAAAAATAAAAGATATGAATGAGACCCACGATGAGTATGATAAAGACCTAAATAATGCATTATATCACATAGAGAATAATGGAATACAGACCACTACGGGTATAGAGTACACTTCGTATAATCCATTCACATCTACTGGCAGACCATCAAATAGTTTTAGTGGAATTAATTATGCAGCTCTAAATAAAAAAGATGGTAGTAGAAAGAGATTTATAAGTAGGTTTGGTAAAGATGGTATGTTGGTCGAAATGGATTTTGATGCTTACCATTTAAGGTTGATTGGTGAGGTAATTGGTTATAAATTCCCAAAGGGTTCAGTTCATGAACACATGGCAAAATTCTATGGGTGTGATTATGATGAGGCGAAATCATTGTCTTTTAAATATTTATATGGATTCATACCTGATGATATAAAGAAAATTAATCCATTTTTCGAGAAAGTTTCTGATTTTATAGACAAATTATGGAAGGACTATAAATCAACTAAAACTTTAACTTCAAATATTTATAGTAGACGTATTATGGGATATAACTTACACGAAATGAATAAGAATAAATTATTTAACTACATGATACAAACGTTAGAAACAGAAAATAACATCTCAATTCTAAATAAGTTAATCCCATCTTTTGTATCTCAAAAAAGTAAATTAGTGCTTTACAATTACGATTCTTTCTTAGTAGATTTTTCTAATGAGGATGGTGTAGATTTTTTGAGGAACATAAAAGAAACCATAGAACAAAATGGGAAGTATCCTGTTAAAGTTAGTAGGGGTTTAGATTACGATAATATGAAAGATATTACGGAGAAATTTTAATGATTACCGAAGCAACACAAATAGTAAAACTTTGGGAAAATAAAGTAGGTACTCAACCTAACATGAATGATGAAAACCATATCATGCACTTATCTATATTGCTTGTCGAACAAGGTTGGGATATAAATCAAAGAAGTGAATTATTCTCTATGTTAAATGAGGATGAATCATGGTGGAATAAAATGTCAGCAGACCAACAAGCTGATTATATCAAAAAACATCCAAAGTCACAAAAGGCTATGGATGCTAAAAAAGAAAAAGAAAAGGAAGATAAACCTAAGACAAAAGGTGATGTAAAAACAAGTGAACCAATTTCTGGTATAAATGATATCCAAACTGATTTAGAAAATAAAAGAGATAAAGGT